TTGGAATTGAGAATAATATGGATTATTTTAATATTTCTTTAAAGAGGGTGGAAGAAAAAAGAAAAGAAAAAGAATTTAACATAGTAACTTCATTCGGAGATGGAATGTAGTATTACTGCTAACATTCTTTTATCGCAAATAAAATAGCCCAAATTCAAGACTAATTTAATAAATATGAGAAAATTAGCAAAACAAAGGAAAAATACTTAAACAAATATAAAAATATGCTGACAGTTTTAAAATATGACGTAAATCATGTTTTTATATGTTAATACAATATGACTATTTATATATATATATATATAACTTTACGAGAAATTAATTAATTATGAAAACAAAACTATTAGAATTAATCATTGCTTACAGTGATGAGAAACTGAAAGACTTAAACCATAAAACAGAAGATGAATTATGGGAAATATTAGATAAATTATTATTAACCCTTTATAAAAAATCACACAATGAAAGTGTTTAGAAATGGTTATTTACAAAAACCTGTTACAAAGTTTTCTAAAATAGAAAAAGTACAACTATTTTTAGCAATATCTTTTTTAGTTTTATTAATTACAATTGGAGTTATAGGACTTTTAATATTTGCTTTATTATGCGATGGCTACTTATTATAATATTATCTTTAACTTTAATAGCTTTTATACATCAACATATAAAAGATGTTGAAGAAAAAGAAATGTTAAGAAATGAACTTTTTGACCTTATGTGGGAAAAAGATTCATTACAATCTATAGAACAGCATTATGTTATAGGAAGTTATTACAATCCTGTAGTAAATCAATGTGATGTAGATTGCCTATTCACAGCTAATATGTCTTATATAGACACTATAGCTCTAAATAACTATCAACTTCGATGGGTAGCTATATCCAGAGATTTATTAAAACATTATAATTTTAATGATACTATTATAGTCCATTCTAATAATCAAAAAATAAATGGATTATGGGTTATTAAAGATGTTATGAATAAAAGGTATCAAAAGAGAATTGATTTTTTAGTTCCTTTAAATGATACGTTACAAATAGGTAAAATAGCATTAAAAATTAAAAAATATAGAACTTAAAACAAATAAATGGTGTAGGTTAAATCTGAGTAAAATTCTTACTTTTATAAAACAGATGTAAAATGAAAAGTGATAATACTTCAATATGTACTTTTAGAAATAAAAAATATGTTTTTTTAAATCAAGAAGCTCTACAAAATCTTAATAAAAAAATACAAGAAGAAGAAAAACTTTATAATCAAAACCCAACTATCGAAAGACTGAAATCTTTATCTTTATTATATAATAAAAGAGAATGTTTAGAGTGTAGGAGTAAATTGGTTATAGGTGATTTTGAAAAACGTGTATTTTTTGAAAAATGGGATTAAATTTTTAAAATAATTTTTTATGCAACGTAACTATTTAATAATTTTAGGTCAAGTAACACACATTAGTGAACTCCAAACCTATCCTAAAGAGAAAGGTACTCTTTATAAAAAAACCTTAACAATTGAAACTCCTGATGGGCAAATTTTATATCCAGAAATAAGAAACGAGAATATAAAAATTCTTGACTTAGAAGCTGTAAGAATCGGTGATAATGTTCAGTTATTATTTTCTTTTGAAGGTAGTGAAAAGAATGGTAAGTTTTATAACAATATACATATAGCTAATATTAAAAAACTTTAATATGGATTTTTGTGTTTTCGATATAGAAACTGATGGACTGTTAGATGAAGTAACTAAAATACATGTATTTAGTTATACAATTATTAGTGGTGAAAATTCAAAATCAGGAAGTCTTTATGATTACCAAGAAATCATAACTTTTTTACTTTCTCAAGAAGTTTTAGTTGGTCATAACATAATAAGGTATGATATTCCTGTTCTTGAAAAAATACTTGGTATAGATTTATCTTCTAAAGAGATTATAGATACATTAGGTTTATCATGGTATGTTTTCTGTCAAGAGAAGCAACATAGTTTAGAAGTGTTGGGAGAAAAAGTTGGTGTGTCAAAAATTGAAATATCAAATTGGCAAAATCTTTCTATTGAAGATTACACAAAAAGATGTGAAACGGATGTTAAAATTAATGTAAAAGTTTTTAAACATATTTACAACATCATATACGATGTTTACAAAGGAGATGTTGGAAAACTAATACATTACCTCAACTTTAAATTAAAATGCCTTAGAGACCAAGAAAAAGCTAAAATTTGGGTAGATAAAATAAAACTTTACAAAGCTAAACAAGAATTAAGTTATGAAGTCCAAAAGAAAGAGCAAATTGTTTCTGCCTTAATGCCTTTAGGAAAAGTTTTATATAAAAAACCAAAGGTTATTATAAATAAAGATGGTACATTAACAGAACATGGTAAAAAATGGTTTGAAATTCTAAAAGAAAACAATCTTCCAAATGAAACAGAAGAAATACGAGAAGTTGGAAATCCAGGCTCTATCCCTCAAATTAAAAATTGGTTATTTTCTTTAGGGTGGAAACCTTTTACCTTTAAAGTTTCAAAATCTACAGGAGAACAAGTACCACAAATCAATTTACCTTTTGGTCAAGGATTATGTGAGTCAATTAAAATTCTATATGATATAGAACCAAATCTAAAAGAACTTGAAAGCTATTTCATGCTACGCAACAGATTAAGTTGTATAGAAGGATTTATAGAAAGTATGGATAAAGATGGTTATGTTCAAGCTTCAGCAAAAGGACTTACAAATACTTTACGATTAAGACACTCAAAACCTATAGTTAATTTACCAGCAATAGATAAACCTTATGGTAAAGAAATTAGAGGTCTTATTTCTGTTAAAGAAGATGATGAGATTTTAATCGGTATGGATATTTCAGGTCTTGAAAGTGCTACTGCTGACCATTATGTTTATTTTTATGACCCAGAGTATGTAAAAGAGAAAAGAACACCAGGTTTTGACCCACATATAGATATAGCATTTCTTGCTAACATGGTAACTGAAGAAGAGGTAAAGTTCTTTAAATACATTGAAAGCTTATCAGATAAAGAAAAAGAGTTGCTATCTAAAGAAGATAGAGATAGAATAAAACTTATAAAGAAAAAACGACATACAGCTAAAACAGGGAACTTTGCAATGACTTATAATGCTTACCCACCTAAAATACAAGAAATTTGTCGTTTTGAAACTTTAGAAGAAGCTCAACATTTATTTGATGTTTATTGGGAAAGAAATAAGGGTATAAAAATGGTAGTAAATGATACTATCATTAAAAAAGTCAAAGGCAGATTTTGGCTTTGGAATCCTGTTGCTCAACTTTGGATGTATCTAAAAACAGAAAAAGATACTTTTTCATGCTTAAATCAATCTACAGGAAGTTATGTTTTTAACTGTTTACTTCGTATAGTTAAAGAAAAAATATCTGGAAAAGGTGAAATTTTATTAGAATACCATGATGAAATGCTTATAAGAACTAAAGAATATTTAAAAGAAGAAGTTCTTTCTTGTTTAGATGAAGCTGTTGTTATGTTAAATAATCAACTGAAACTTAATATAGAAATTAGTATAAGTAAAGAAATTGGAAAAAACTATGCAGATTGTCATTAATGAAAACAAAGACACAAATACAAAAAGAAATTAAATCAAAACTATCTAAAAATCCTCATGGACTTGCAATTATAGCTCAAAGGGTTGGTAAGACTAAAATATGTATTGATTTAATTAAAAGAGATAAACCCAAAAGTATATTATGGGTTATTCTTTCTAAAGACTTACATAGAGATATTATGTCTGAATTTAAAAAATGGAAAGCTGATAAGTACACCAATATTTTAACTATAAGTACTTATAATTCTCTACCTAAAATTACAGGACATTTTGATACTATCATATTAGATGAAGTACAATCAGTTACAGAAATTAATATGTGTAATATTCTTAATGGTCATTTAACATATAAACATATTTTAGGTGTATCAGGTACATATACTAAATCTATAGAAAAACAAGAAATATATAAGAAATTAAATCTTGAGGTTCTGGTTGATTATGGTATAAATGAGGCTGTAGAAGATGGTGTATTATCAGACTATAAAATAAATGTGATTAATATTCCATATAATCCTAATATCTCTAAAGAAGTAAAATATATCAATCAAAAAATAGAATATTACAATAAAGGTATAATCACATACTTAGATGGTAAGATTTCTATTAAAGGAATGATATCTACAGAACTGAATGTAAGATTTAATAGAATGGTAGATGATGGAAAACTATTTAATATACTGTCAGACACAGGAAAATCTGTTGGGTATATAATATCTAAACCCGATGGGTCTAAAACAGGTAAGTTTAACCCTTTTCAAGATATAATTTATTATATCAAAAATGAAAAACTTTATCAAAAAGTCCCAGCTTTTCTTTTAATTAAAAGAGCACAAATTATTGGTAATTCTCCACAAAAAGAACAATATTGTAGAAAATTACAAACATCTTTAAAAGGTAAAAGAAATATCTTTTTTTGTAACTCAATACAACAATCTGAAAATATAAGTGAATACTTATATAATAGTACAACAGATACTAAGTATTTAGATATGTTCAATAATATGGAAATATCTGAACTTGTTATGGTTAATTCAGGTAGTGTTGGATATACATATAAACAAGTAGATAATTTAATTATTGTTCAGGTAGATTCTGATAGTAATGGTAAGTCAAGCCAAAAATTAAGCAGAACTTTATTAAAACAAATTGATTATCAAGCTACTATATGGATTTTGTGCCTTAAAGGAACTCAAGATGAAGTGTGGGTACAAGAATTTTTGAAAACTTTTAATCAAGACAAAATAAATGTTATTGAATAAAAATATTTGTGATTTACTTAAAAAAAGTAACATAAATCTTGATGAAGCTCTTCTTTATTTATTATCTTTGTATTTTGAAATTAGAAATGATTGTATATCTAATCAAGTAAAAAGTAAAGTTCATACTTTAGGGATTGTAAAACAATCTATAACAGGTTTACAATGGACAATACCACTTTTTGAAGGAGCTGAAACCGCATTTGAATGGGTTAAAACAGAATATATACCCTTATTTACAGCAGCTAATCGTGAGAAAGGTGGTCATGTTAAAGAATCTACAATACGTATGAAGAAATTTTTTGCTGAAAACCCTGATGTAAGAAAAGATGAAGTTATAGGTGCAACACAAATGTATATTAGGGAAACTCCTGATTCTACATATTTACGCCTACCACACTATTTTATTTATAAAGGGGTTGGATTGGATAGAATATCAGACCTCAATTTTTGGATTGAAAAATATAGAGAAAATAATCAAAAACAAGTAATTAGAAGCCTTGATAAAACAATAAGATAATGAATTTCAAAACAGAGTTTAAAAAAGGTCAGGAAGGTAGAAATAAGGGTTTACCTATGGGTGAAGGATTAGAAAATATATCTCAAGCTCTTAACGGTATTCAGAGAGGTATGTCTTATGGTGTAGCTGCACCACCTAAAATAGGTAAAAGTACTTTTGTTGATGAGGGTTTTATATTAGGTCCATATAAATATTGGCTTAAATCTCCTTTTAATATTGTTTGGATTTATCTTTCTTATGAAATGGACAGAGTTTCAAAAGAGTTTGATTTCTGTACATATTTTCTTTATAATGAATATAATATAGAGAAAATTCAACTTCCTGATGGAATATATTTTGAAGATAAAATGGGTAAAATAGTAAATTGGGTTTATCTTTCTTCAGACTATTTAAGAGGAAGACTACAAGATACAGAAAAAAGACCAATTCTTATAGACCCTTATGTTAAGGAAAAGATGATAAAAGTATATGAAGAAAGAATTATACCTTTATTTGGAGAATATGATGAGAATGGTTTTCAACTTAAAAAAGGTTTAATGACATTTCATGGTGAAGCTGATAATCCCACAGGGATTTATAATATGCTCATAGAGATTGCTTCACAAAGAGGACAATTCATCTATCAAAATTACCAAAACAAAGAAGGAGAGATTAAACAAAAAAGAATTGGCTATAAACCTAATGACCCAGATGAGTATGTGATAGTAATTACAGATACGATAAGAAAATTAAAAAGAGAACGTGGTTTTACTTTAAAAGAAAATATAGATAAACATTTAGAGTTCACAACAATACTTCGTAATTTATGTAATTACACATTTATCAATATTGTACATAGTAACAGGGATTTAGCTGATGCTAACAAAATGAAACAAATGGGAGAATATATTCACGTAACTCCAGAACAAATTAAAGATTCTGGAAATATAAGTGAGGAAAGCTCTCATATAATAACTTTATTTAATCCTACAGATACCAGGTATAATCTTGAAAAACATTTTGGTATAACCATTAGGGATAAGGCTCAAAACTTACTTTATCCAAATTTAAGGACAGTACATCTTGTAGAATCACGATTTACTGAAGCCCCAAGACATTTTGCACTAAACATGTTAGGTCATGTTAAAACATTTAAACAATTTAAAGGATAAAATATGGCTTTAAAAATAGGTATAGTAGGACCACCCAATAGTGGAAAATCCTATTCAAGAACCTTTATAGAAAAAGGTGAAGAAGTTTTTGTTATAGCACCAAGTCATAAAATGACACATATAACAACAAGTAATGGTGAACCAATAAAACAATTGGTAAAAGATGATAAAGGCAATTATGTTTCAGGAAATTGGACTTTATGTCCAAGTCTTGATAAATTACCTTTAATTTTAGATTTTGTTCAAAAGTTACCACACATTAAAGTAGTAATACTACCTGATTTTACACATTTTATAAGTAAGATTATAGCTGACCCAAATTTTATTAAACGTAAGGCTGGAGGAGAAGCTTTTCAACGATTTTGGGAATTAGCTGGTGATACCCTTAATAATTTTATTCTCTCTTTAGATTATCTACGTGAGGATTTAATTATAATAACAGAATATCATTCTGAATATGACGAAAGTTTAGATTCTTTCAAAATATTTGTACCAGGTGGTAAAATGTTAGAAGAAAAATTTAAGCTTGACAGTTATTATGATTTTATGTTATACACTCATACTGAACAAAAAGAATCTGGAGAAATAGAAAATTATTATTTTGTAACTAAAAAATGGAAAAAATATAATGCAAGATTTGCTAATCTGTTTGAAGATGTATTAATTCCCAATAATTTACAATTAGTATTAGACAC